GCCATAAGGCTTGCCTAAGTAATAGTCTGTAGCTTTCTGTACGTCACCTTCAACATCTTGATAAGCATTTTGGCTATCATCTATGTAATTGTCTAGTAACGCCTTTAACTGTTCTTCTGTCATGTTCATATTTTGTATGTTTCTCTAAGTTATTGTTTATTATGCACTTTAATGGTGCAAATAGTTTGCTATTCCCAGTAAATATATTGTGAGTGCTACGAAGTTCATAGCTATTAGTGACTTGTCATCCCATTTACATGATACGTATATCCATGCAAGAGTTCCTGGGATAGCAGTGTAAAGATTGTAAGGAAAGATATTAGATGCAGTGAGTATCATTGAGATAATAATGACAATACTACCGAACCATTTAACTATGTTTATCATAGGTATTGGTTCTTATATGATTCACCATCGTATGTACTTTCGTATGGTTTAGACCAGTTGCTTCTCTTAATGTTACCTGATGTATCTATACCCATCGCTAGGTATCTAAATGCATCAGCACAATGCGAGCTCCAGTCGTGTAATGGTTTCTCTTGGTATACGTTTAGTTTCTCGTTAAAGACTCTACGATAGTTCCTGAGACATTCTAGGCCAAACTTAGTGGTGTCCCTGTTAAACCATGTAGTGGGTAGCATCTTCCTTACTGCTATGATGCCATCTTCTACTGAGTGCTTAGGACATACTTCTATGTTTAATCCTGCTTCCGTTAGGAACTCATACCTGGACTTACCTGTCTGTAATTCTCTTACCTGTACATCGTGTGGTAGGATATGGACATAATCTCTATAGCCGTTCTCATCTAAGTAAGACACATAGTGGTCAAGAGATTGCCCATGATTCTCATAGTAATTCATTATCCTAACTTCTCCACCTATGACTTCGCAAGTCCAAATGGCGGTACTGTCAGATATACCTAAATCCCAAGCTGTAAACTTCTGTGTAGAAGCTTCTGTTGGGATATCTCGTACATGATTCTTAGATGATATATCTTTGAGAATCTCTCCGTAGTAACTACCTACAATAGGTGAGTCAAATGATACTTCAAATTCTTGTTCGTACTTGTTATCTCCCATAGCTTTACGAGCATCTTGTAGCTCTTCTTCTGGTATTATCTTTGTGTCTGATGCTTTAAACTCACGTAATGCCCAACCATCGTTAGAGTCATCATCTGCAAAGTCTCGTAGCTCTTTGAAGTGGTTAGCACCTTTAGGTGTGCCAATGAATAATGCCCATCCGAGTCTATCAGATAAGGCTGGTCTTATAACTTCTGAGAATAAGCTAGGATGTACATCACCAATTTCGTCAATAACGACACCATCAAGATATATACCCCTAATAGAGTCAGGATTGTCAGCGCCATAAAGACTAATACGCCTTCCCATAAAGTCAACACGAAGCTCACTTACGTTAGCAGTGCCACCAAGAGGACGAGTATAGTCAACAAGATAATTCCATGCGATACGCTTTGCTTGGCCGTAAGTAGGCGCAATATATGCGAACTGAGGATTTTTCTTCTCACATTTAAGTGCTGAATGTATGAGCTGATTGATTGAAGCCAGAGTTTTCCCAAGTCTGCGGTGCGCAACACACACTGTCCAGCGGTTGTTTTTAACTGCTTTGTGGATTTCTTTTTGAGGTTCTCTAGGTTCGTAACCTGTTGACAATATTTCTGTGTCTGTTTCCAATACTTCATGCTCTTCATCTTCTTCTGCCCATTGTTTTGTTATTGGTTGTTTAAGTGTTGACATATGCCATTCTTGATGCCATTACAGCACCCCCAATAGTACCAAAGTAACCAAAAGACTTTAACACACTGTCTACTCTTCTTTGTGCTTGGTAAGGTCTTATTTGTAAATGCTTTCTATAAGCATAACCTTTACCCCACTGGTCTGACTGCTCTTTGTTTTGTTTTGGTGTGACTAAAGAAAGGTTCTCCAGTCTATTGTCTAACTTATTGCTATTGATATGGTGTATATGCATACCTTCTGGTATAGGGCCATTTGCTTCTTCCCATACTATTCTGTGTACATATCTATTGCCTTGCTTTGCATACCCTTTGTGTATAAACATCCATCCTCCTATTGTTATTCATCTATGCCTGTCTTTACTACAATCGTGATTGGTTGGTCACTGTCTCCACTGATTGTTTGTTCACTTTTTCCATCAATTCTGTCTCCTAATTCTTTGATACTAGCAACATCGCCCTCTTCTGCTTTCTTAAATAAAGCTTCTGCAACTCTATGCATACGCTTTGCCCCCTCCTGTACTGCCAGTTTACGGATAGTCTTTCCCCATATTCTGTTGTCTTTACTGCTGTTTGTGTTTCCTTTTGGTGCGCCCATTTTATTTCCTATTAAGTGGAGGCTTTTAAACTACCCAGGAGAAAGAGGTAGTGCCTCCGATATTAAATTAGTTGGGGATAAACCATCCCCTGGGTTCATTACTTGTTCATTACGTACATAGTTACTTCAAAACCAAAACGCATTTCAGTACATGCTGGTGTTGTCCACATAGTGTTATCCTTTACATTCGTTAATGAATAACAAGTTCAGGTGAGAGCTATGCAAGTCACCTTTGATGCCTCCTACTCCTACCACTAATATGTAATTGACTACCAACAGCTCAAACCCCCCATAAACAGTGGGAGGTAGAGTGTTGCTTTCTACTTCGTTTTTAGACGATTTCGCATGAACCACCCGTACAGGCTAGCTCTTGGCTTCCTTCGGTGTTATCGTCTTCCTCAATTAGCTCTTCAAACTCAATTAACTGAGGTGTTTCTTTTAATGCTTTTCTAAATGTTTCTTTGTCTACGTCCTGGTATGGTGCTTGAACGTATGAGTGGTCTGAGTGTGGTAAGAAACTAATCCCTGATATCTCATCAAAGTGTTTATATACCCATGCTCCTACCTCTAACCATTCTGGCTCACGTACATTAATAGTCACAGAAGGCTTGTGTTCACACCAATGTCTTTGATAGATTAACCACGTTTCAAGTTCTTCAATAGCAGTTCTATCGTCTCGTGTAACGCTACCTCTAGGACTTTTAATAGGAAAGCTAAAGACTGCGGTGCTGTCAGGACGATATGCTTCATCTTCGCAAGAGACTCCTTTCCCCTTGAGGAACTCATAAAGAGCATCTTTCTTATCAATTCTAACAGTACGAATGTAATAATCACTATGTCTACTATGAATACCACTAGCGGAGTCAACAAGCTGACTAACAGTACCACTTGGCTTAACACAAGTAATACTAGCAGACTCCTGAACGTCAAGAAGCTTGGCGTATTTTTTGTTTGTTTTTCTTGCTTCATCCCTTAGCTCCTCTAAAAATTTGGGGTCTGGATTAGCCATCATCTTATTATCCATAATCCCAGTTAATGAAACACCTAACAACCTTTCCTCTTCTGTATTCTTTAGCCATTCTGCTGACAAGAATTGAAACTTAGTTAAGGTAGATTGAAAAGTACCCAGTATAGTTGCTAACCTTACTTTTTCTGTTAACGCTTCTTTTGTATCCTCAGCTCTTACTACACACTCTGTGAGGTTACACATCTGGCCCGTAGGACGTAGTATAATCTCACTACAAGGGTTTGTGCCATAACTAAGGCTAGGGTCTCGTCCTTGCTTCTCTGCTTGCTTCTGAGATGCTACCCTGTTAAAGATACCACGCTCACCTGACTTAGATTTGACTAACGATAGCCACTCTTCCATGAAGACCTCCATATCAGGTTTCTCGGTGTAAGCAACACTGTTATTTGCTAGTCCACGCCAGGGGTATTCGTTGTACCAAGCACCTATTTTAGCCTCCCTCATGCGCTTATCTGTAAGATTTGATAGGGAGATAAGGGCAGAACGTCTAACGCCTCCTACGACCACTATTTCACCAATCATACATACAATGTCATGTACCTCAATAGAGTTTAGCTTACGTCCTCTGGCATTAATGAATGACTCAGTAACAAAGTCAAACAACCTCTTTAATGGCTCAGGCCCTGATGCTCTACCTCCAAATGTTTTAAGTCTAGCACCTGCTGGTCTAACACGAGAGTAGTCAATGGTCGGTATGTCTCCTTCCCATAAACTAGATAGAAGTTTTTTAAACGCCTTCGCCCACCCAAGTTTGCTGTCGCCAACAACAATAGTATCGTCACAACTATTAATACTTTCTGGTAGCTTAGGTAGTTTATCAATCTCTTGTCTCTCACAACTGAATCCTACTCCTGTTCCGTTCATTAATATGTATAGTATTTCTGAGAATACTCTCTTATGGCTTACTGCAATGTAAGCACAATTATAAGCAGATATGTTATCACGTTCACAGGCCTCACCTGCTGTCATTAATAACCTCATACTTGGCATTACTTCTAAGTTTAATACAGCATCATGTATCTTATCTATGTCCTTGCCTAATGCTGGTTGATGTTTACGGATAAAGTCAGTTAGCCTAGTAACTGTCTCATCCCAATTTTCCCTACGTTTTAGTTCTGGTATGTATCTAGCGTAACGTGATACATGAATGAATCTTTGATAGTTGTCCATTTAGTCTCCTTTCGTTTATGATAAATCAGCTATATAAGATTTATAGCGACCATTTTTTTCTTTCTTCCAGCCTTCCACAAGTAGAACCCAGTCTGCATCTCTTAAATGAGGTGTAGCTTCTGCATCTTCTATCTTGCGTATCCTGGCGTTCATGTTGCTGTACGATGTTACTTGTATGGCGTGTGTCTCTCCAGTAATAGATATACCTAATATATCAAAATTCCAGAGGTCTTGGCGTATTCTAGCAAACGGATTCCATTTCTCTACAATCTGTACTAATTTATAGTCACCACTTTCTTTCATTCTTTTAAGTGTGCGCTGTGTTGGAGATGTTTTAGCCATTATGCATCTCCAATGTCGTCAACAAATCTGTCAGGGTCGTTAGCTTTAGGTAGCTCATTACCATACCCATCTTCCTTAATGACATCTTCTTTGCGCTTTACTATATTCCCTTTAACCTTTTCAAAGTCATCTTCATTAGGATGTCCAGCAAAGATAGCGTTCCATGCCTGCTCCATTTCCTCGTCAGTTATTTCTTGTGGTCTACGTCCGCTTCCTTTACCCATTATTGTACCTCCGTAAATTTAGGTTTCTGAACTCCTACGAATCCGCAGGACTGTTTATCTGTTGGCTCAAAGTCAAATGATGAATCACTGTTATGGCCAATAGGCATATATAATCTGTCCTCCGCTTGGCACATCATGATTTTAGCATCAGTGCAATTGTCATTGTAATAATTCATAGCATGGTCGCAGTTTACAAAATTAGATACGTATACTAAATCATCGTAGCTATCTGTGTAACTTACAGCCATTACAAAATTGCCTACCCCCACCTTGCTACCTTTTTCTTGTGCTAATACACCTAATGCAAATACCCCGTAAAATACTATCAGCAATAATACAATGACAAGCTGAAGTATAGTGGTTGTTGCTATGTTGCATAACCCTTTATATTTTCTTTTCACGACTTACCTCCTTTAGTATGTTAATGTAATGAATAGCTTTATCTAAGTCTTCAATACCATTTTTTTGCTCATAACGTACAACGTATTTTATAATGTTTCCCTGTATATAAGATAGTTTGTTTTTAGTTATGAACTCCAAAGGTTGAATGGCATAGTCTTGGTAATGACTGCCAGCAACCTGTTTATCTAACTCACTCATTAAAAATTTCCTCCTTCATTCTTTGATGTAATTCACGTTGAGTTCCATACCTTTCCTCCCAAATCTTTTTACCTATAGTATGAATACCCATACGCCCCTGGTGATGGTAGTGACACAATGGTATCATCTCTTCATCCTTCATACCCATGCCAGTGTTATCCCTGATATGATGAATGTTACAAGGAGGCAGGTCATCCACCCCCTCGTACCACCTACATACCACACAACCAAACTCTACCATCTTTTGCATTTTAAGCTTGTCTGCTTTTTTCATTAGATAATCCTACCTATCCATTTATGATTTTTAATAACCATTGGATGAAGCTTAGGTTGACCATCTACAATCACTAACGATGACATAACAAACCTATCCTTAAAGTTCTTAGCATACTCAAATGCTAAAGACTGTTGGTTAGTTAAGCATCCAGTCTGAGCACCCCAAACAAGTTTGTCAGGATTGCTGTAATACTGAATACTAGACTTACTATGGTAATGGCCCTGGACTGTATTGATACCCATTCGCTGTGCCACTTGTAGGACATTTGCTGACATACCATGAGTAAAGAAACATCTCTCACCATCAGACAAATTAATCGTTAGGTCATTAACCCATTTCCATCCCTTACCTACCTCCAGAAAGTCGTTATAAGATTTTAAGAAACCCTTTGGCAAACCATGCTTCAATGCTCTTCTAAAGACCAAGCTACTATGGTTACTATCTACTAAGGTCATCTTTGGAAAAATCTTTTCTAACTTATGTATCTCAGCCTTAGCTAATTCTAACTCATCACCTGCACTTGGCAAGTCAGGATTAGAATCATGCATTGAGATAGCATGGCAATCAATTTCATCACCTATGTTTACCACCAAGTCAAAGCCTTTGTAATGTTTCTTTAAAGCTTCTAAGAATGGTATAGCACTACGATGTTGGAAGGGACAATGCATGTCCCCAATTACCAACACCTTTTTGTAACCAGCCATTAAGACTCGTCCCTGTTTAGTCTATACTTATATAGGCCATTGCTAATATGCTCTCTATCTACAGTAAATCCACCGAACCTTTCCTTCCTAAGATTTCTAATACCAGCAGATGCTGATGCTTCAGGAGCTCCAGTAATTTCTGATACTTCTTTTAATGTATACCACATGCCATTACTCATGCAATCATATATTCTTTGCATCTGGCCTGTTAGTCTGTGTGAGTCTCTTTTGTGGTCATAAGCTTCTCCATCAAAAAATTCATTGTTATACTTAATCATAATTTCCTCCATTTAAATTAAAACCTAACGTTGATGCAAAACGCTCAACCTTAGATAGATAGTCTACAAACTCTTTAATGTTAAGCTTTGATGTTGATGGTATAACCACCATCTCATCACCTAACATTTCTTGCTTATAGGATAAAAATTTATACTTCATAAGCTCATGCATCTCACCTTCATCATATCCAAGATATGAGCCAAGCTCCTGGATAATCTTCCAATACCTACGATTTTGCTGGACACTTCTATTAAAGGCAAAAGGTTTAACTTCTACCTCCCAAGCTTGTGATAAGTCTAACTCACCAATCTGCTTTCTGACGTGTTCCAACTCCTCTTCGGATGTCACCTTGAATCTTTTCATAACCTTTGCTCCTAAAAATTTTACCTTCTTTAGATGTAGCTTTAAACTCTACATCATCCCCAAACGTTTTCTTTACTTCCTTAATAAAGTCTTTAATCATCATGATAACCACTCCGTATACTGAAAGGTGTCAGGTTTAAAATCAAACGCCCATCTACCTTCTAAACCTTTACCATGCCTTTGTTTAACTAAGTGTACTGTACAAGGCGGTTGGTCGCATACAGGGTTGTCATAGTCTTGGTCTAATATAGCCTCTTCTTTAGCTTTATTACGATGAACAGAAAATACATTATCTACCATGTTAGTTATATTTGCACTTCCTGCAACATCAAACTTTCTCGCATGGTCAAAATCAGATGCTGTTTTTTTACTGTGAGCAACTAAGAATATATGTATATCTAAATCCCTGGATGCTACAGCAAGTTTATTAGCAAATGCTTTTTGCCCGTTAAGGTCATCTTCACCTATACCACACTTCATTAATGAATCAACTACCATAATCTTTACCCCAAGCTTTTCAGCACAGTAGTAAATTACTTCTAATACTTTTTTTGTTGATGTCTCACCCTCTGGGTCATACAAGTACATGTTATGTTCTAACTTACTCAAAAAATCTTTAATGTAAGTTAGGCTAGGTAATGGCTCGCCTGTCTGTTGACACATCCTACCTAGTGTAGCTTTAGGCAACATCTCAAAAGAAGCAATCATAGTCTTTTCTTTTTTCAGTAACCCTAATATGCATTGGTTAAGCCATGCTGATTTACCATGACCTGAATAACCAGTGACTACACTTATCTCACCCATCCTTACTTTAAAGTCTTTATCGGTGTTAATAAAAGGTAAAGATATTCCACCCATCAAGTCTGTAGAAAAGTATTGCTCTACAGCATCAACATATTCAGATGGCCTTTTAATTTTAAGATGCTCACCTGTATCTCTTGTTTCCATATAACCAGAAATTTCTTTATCGGTTATAAGTATATCTTCTAGCGTTTGTGACACCATATTTTTCTCCAAATTGGTGGAGTGGGAGGGAGTTGCACCCTCGTCCAGTCTGCGAATTTAATTTTACAGCCTGTCAAAACTAATACCACCCCTATTTACATTTACTGTATGCATCTCTAACATTACCTACAGCTTTTAATAATCTGTCATGGTCTTTATCGTTAAGTGGTTTACCATTTCTGATATCTACACTAGATAAGCCAATAATTAATACTTCATCTCTAATCATCTTCAATACTGCAAAAGGATTAAACTTATGTTTCTCTGCCTGATACAATTTATTATCAGGGAGTATGTCTTTCCATTCCAGTCCTGCACTCTCTAATATTGTTTTAACATCACAGCCAGCAAAGCAGTTAAGTAATATTCTATCACCATCTCCTTGCTTAATTCCTAGTGATGCACTCTTATCTTCATGAGCTGGGCAACGGCATGAATATTGGCCGTTACCTGTCTCACGAACTCCATCAAAGTGGTTCAAGACCTCTTGGATTAGAATGGTACGTCAGCTCCTTCTACTGATGCGTTATTAGTTCCAGAATTGTCTTGTGGTTCTGAGATTCTACCGCTTAGGAATTTTAATCCAGACTTAGATTCTCTTATCCAGCAAGCCATACGCATTTCTTTACCACCTTCTAGTGTAATGTTTCCTGTGTAATCAGGTCTTGCTTCATTATCACCCTTATCGTTTTTAAATAGTGCAAACGAGTTAGTGTTGTCATACTGTTCAGCCATCTTTATTACCTCCTTTTTTAATGTCATTAATTAAACCTTCTACTTCTATATCAAATTCTCTAACAGCTTTCTCTACCTCGGCTATCAGCTCATCATCTTTCTCAACCTTAACAACCTTAAGTCTAAGCTCAGGTGGAAAGTCAGGATGGTAAGAACAGAAATATCCGTAGTCGCTTTCTGTGCAAGCTATTTGCCATTGTACCTGGTACTGGTATCGCTTGTCCATAGTTTTTGACAATAGATTTTTAGCATGAGTAATATGCGTAGGACATTTAATCTCCAGTATAGCATTTTCCCCTCTAAGTAATCCATCAGGACTTGCACTTGTATTTACAATTTCAGGATGGTCAAAGCTACCACAGAGGGCAACTTCTTTTCCTGTCATTGCTTCAAACAAAGTACGGGCATCAGGCTCTCGCTCAACGCCATCGT